GCAGACTAAAATTTAACACTAAATTAACTAACACTAATATAGCTAACACTAATATAGCTAACACTAGCTAAATATAGCATAGTAACAATACACTAGCATACTACTAATTACACTACAATAAAATAGCACTAGTTCCAAGAGCAGGAACAAGCAATAAAATAGCTAAAGTCAGGATGCCGATCCTTATGGCAGTAGGGCTATGTGCCATCCCGAATGACGATTTTTTACCCTCTAACCCTACTCGTGTAAGGGTTATATGGTAAAGTAACGAAAAAACACAATTAAACGGGTAATTGGCTAGATTTTTGCTTATGACACCATAAGCAAAAATCATGCTAATCACCCGCCAGGACAACCATAAACAAGGGGTAGGCAGGCGTCCCGTCTGCCTACACCGATAGACGAGATAGAACAGCCCCGCGATGTCTGGGCGATAGTCCAGGCGGAGCGGGCGGAAACCCGCGATGTCTGGGCGATAGTCCAGGCGGAGCGGGCGGGCATCAAGGGGGTGTTGTAGATGGTGGTTGTGTGGTATGGCATCAAGGGGGTGTTGTAGATGGTGGTTGTGTGGTATATAGTTGTATATGCTTGACCTGTAATACTACTGCTATAACGGTTTGAGAGCTATAGTAGTATATATGCTTGTCTTATAATGCTACTTGTGTAAGGTGCTTAAAAATGCGGTTTTTCTAGTAAAAATTAGTGTTTTTTAGTGTTTTTTTGGTCATTTTTAAGCAAAAAATCGAGGTTTTTGCCTTGCGGTCGGTAATCTGCATATGTTATCACATACGCAGATTACCGCCCTACTACCCGTTGGGTAGTATCCAGATTGTTGGGCTAAACATATGCACACGAGCATTTTTATAACCCTTATGTTATAAGGCTTACAAGTCAAGTAACTTGTAACCTTTATAATATAAGACTTCCAGACCCCCGCCACCCCTTATTTATTATAGCTTGTAGAAAAAATTTTTTAGAAAGCCTTAACAAATTTTTTATTACTATTTTATTCATTTTCTCCAGTTTCTGAAATAAACGAAGAATATAAAATAAAATTAATAATCGAAGAAATATTGCCATCAAATGTTGTTGATCTTTAGTGGTTGATTTTGTATTCAGGCTTGGGAACCCTTATAAATTAAGGATTTGTTCTGTAACCATTGATTTATCTAGCATCTTATGTAACCCTTATAAATCAAGGCTAAAACCTGTAACCATTGATTTTGCTCTCTGCATACACTCTAGCCTTACTATAATAAGGGATCCAGAGGAGGAGAGAACCTTTGTATTCACGATTGTATGCACCTACTAAAATATAGATTTATACTAGTAAATTCTATGTGGGAGTAAGGTTTGAATGCCCCTGCATACACTCTGGCCTTACTGTATTAAGCGATGCAGAGGAGGCGAGAACCTTTGTATTCAGCTTGTATGCAGGCTGTAACCCTTATAGTATAAGGCTAACTCACAAAAACACCCTTTTTTACCCCAAAAAGCCACTTCCCCTTATATATAGATATATTTATATTTATATTTATATTTACTATATTATTTTTTTTATACTCTATTACAACAGAACACCCTTCGCCAAACAGGGTTTTTCTTCTGTAACCTTAACAAGATAAGGCTTGCAGAGCATCTTTAGACAATTTTGACCATCGGTCAGCCTGAATACAAAATCGATGTAGCCATTATAAGAGTAGGTTTTCCTGTCCTGCATACAACAGAACACTTGTATAATAAGGGTTGTATCTTTTTTCTTGTCTTGTAACCCTTGATTTTACTCAATGAGTACAAGCTGAATACAACTGAATACACAATTTCTGGATCCCTTATTACAGTAGGGTCAGAGTGTATGCAATGAGCAATATCAAGGGTTACAGGTTTTAGCCTTGATTTATAAGGGTTACATAAGAAAATCAAGAAACTGACCGATACAACCCTTATAAATCCTAATATGCAACTAAAACCAACAACATTCGATGGCAAAGTTTACTAATTTATGCTAATTTCATACTTAAAATAATTAATATACTTAAAATAATTAATATACTTAAAATAATTAATAATTAGTGTAACCACTAAAAGTTAGTGTAATATATTTATTTTTTCCACTAACTAAAAATATATTTTGAGAGGGGTAGATAATTTTTTTCTATAAACCTTATACTATAACACTTTGCTAATATTGATTGACTTGTAGCCTGCTCAACCATTGAGTTACAGCATTTTTTAACATCATTTTTACATAAAAAAACCTGTTTTTGCTCGCTAGCCTTACTCTCGCAATGACCCTGCATTTCCCTGACAGCAAAGCTATATAGTGTAAGGCTTTGAGTGTACCTGCATTTCCTCCAAAAAGACAAAATAAAATTTTTTTCCTATATAAATCAAGCCTTTCAGCTTTTTTTATAAAAAAATAAAAAAGTTTAAAAACCGCTGTAAGCTATATGGCAGTAGGCTAACCTGCATTTCTCAAAAAAAATATAGTTCGCGTAGGGTATAAGGATGACAACATTATTAATGAACTTTTTAAAATAGGTTATAAAATATGAAATTATACAAAAAAATTATTACCTATTTTATTTTAGCTTTTATTATATTCCTTGCTGGATCTTATTATGGTAAAAATACAATCCAGCCTACTATCATTATTAAACATAGTAATGAAACTATTCAAGATTTTAAGATGTGCGAAAAGGAATATATTAAAATATTAAATAAAACAACCGATGTTAGATTTTATATCTATTATCGAATATTATATTATAAAAATCTAGGATTTGATACTACAATACTAGAAAAAGAATATAAAAATACTAAAATAAAATAATCTTTTCCTATATTCGCTGTTTGGCATGTTGATTCCTTAAAAAGTTTACCCCTGTAAATAGCAGGGGTTTTTATTAAAAGGTGTAAAATGTGTAAAGATAATTTATATAATTCTTTTTTTACAAAATCATATCATTTTTCATTAAATAATAATATTGAAAATATAGAAGAAAATATTGAAGATATTAGAAAAGATTTTATTTTAGAAGAAGTAGAACCAGAACCAATTAAAATATCAAAAATGCTTCCAGTATCTGATAAAGCTCTTACAGAAATAGGGTTAATTTTAGGATGGTAATAAAAGCCCTATTTCTGGGTTTTATTTTTAATCTTAATATATTATTTTAAATTTTAATTAAGGGTCTTAAAAATGCCTAATAGTAAATTAGGAAAGGTTCAGGAAAATAAAAAGATAATACCTAATAGTGTTGATGCTTGTAATAAGCCTATTTTAGTAGTGAATTATGATGGCAAAAATTATGTTAGTGTAACTAGTGTTGCTCATAATATGGGATTAGCTGAACATATGCAAAGACGATTAGTAAAAAATCATCCTATTATGTGTGATCATTATGAATATTTTGATATAACCCTTACACGAGTAGGGTTAGAGGGTAAAAAATCGTCATTCGAGATGGCACATAGCCCTACTGCCGTAAAGGATGAAGAAAAACTAATACCATCTCATAGAGTAAGAGAAACTCAAACTCACCTATTCCTAGAATACGAATTTCTTTATGGATTACTTTTTGTAACAAGAATGTCTCCTATTAAAGCAGTGAAAAAAGCACAAATTGAATATCAACGAGAGGCCTTTAAAGTACTTCATAATTATTTCCATAAGAAATATAATGGCGAGATGCCTAGCTTTTTAGGTAAAGCAGAAGTAGAAAATTTCGAAGCGATAAAAGCACAAACTATTCGCACAAAAACAATACATTTATCATCAGAGGGTAAAAAAGGTTTTGATATAAGTTATTTTAAATTGTTATTCCTAGATGAAGAAGTTGAAACATATAACAGAGTTCAAGCAATACCCAATAACAAAGCAGGTTGTAAAATAGTAGTATATTTTAAACCTAAAGATATTTGTAAAATAATGGGAATATCTTATGATATTCAGGAAAATGTAATTCTTAATGATTGTCTTTTATCAAAACATTGTATATTTAAGGATAAATACACATCTGATTTATTATTAGAGTTAGATTTCTTTTATGTTTGGTTAAATCATATTAACCATAACAAGGTTGGTATGAGCAAGAAAAAAGTAGTAAATCAAAAAGCAGTGGACACAATTGAAGCAATTCAAGCTAAATCAGCCGAAGCTATTCATAAAGAATTAGGTAAAGAATTGAAAAAATAATAATAAGGTGGTTGCCTAAAAACGGCCACCTAACAACATTTAATGGTAATTTATTTTTAATCTTAATATATTATTTTAAATTTTAATTAAGGGTCTTAAAAATGCCTAATAGTAAATTAGGAAAGGTTCAGGAAAATAAAAAGATAATACCTAATAGTGTTGATGCTTGTAATAAGCCTATTTTAGTAGTGAATTATGATGGCAAAAATTATGTTAGTGTAACTAGTGTTGCTCATAATATGGGATTAGATGCAGGACATCAAAGAAAGTTAGTACAAAATCACCCTATTATGTCAAAACATTACGAATATTTTGATATAACCCTTAAATCACAAGGGTTAGATAGTCAAGACAAGTCCTTCGGCTCGGCAACTAACCCTACTGCCATAAGGGACGAGAAAAAATTAATTGGTGCTAATCTTGGTAGTAAAACTTTTACTCACTTATTCCTTGAATACGAATTTCTTTATGGATTACTTTTTTTGACAAGAATGTCTCCTATTAAAGCAGTAAAAAAAGCACAAATTGAATATCAAGAAGAGGCCTTTAAAGTAATTCATAACTATTTCCATAAGAAATATGAAGGTGAGATACCAGATTTTATGGGTAAGGCTATAAAAGAAAATTTTGAAGCAGTAAAAGCAAAAACAGTAGTAGTAGAAGAGTTGTTTGGTGATGAAATTAAATTATCCTTTTTAGATAGAGAATTACCTACAAAAATAATAGATAATATATTATATTTTTCTCCTAAAGATATTTGCGAGGCTATGAAAATATCCTATGATATTCAGGAAAAAGTTATATTAAATGATTGCGTTTTGAAAAAACATATAATAACAGATTATACTAATGATTTATTGCTTGATACTCGTTATATTTATAATTGGTTAAACCATATCAATAGGAATAAAGTTGGTATGGCTAAAAAGAAAGTTATTAATCAAAAAGTAGTAGATACTATTGAAGCAATTCAAGCAAATTGTGCTGAAATAATACATAGAGAGATGGGAAAAGAATTGAAAAAATAATAATAAAGTGGTCGCTTAAAAAACGACCACATAATTAAAATTAAATGTGGAGACCAATGGGTATTGGGTGAGCCATCCATAGTCAACTATACAGCATATGCTCAAAGAAGGTTCGAGTCCTTCTCGCCACGCAACAACTTATTATTTTATTTCTATAATTAAGGACAATTTATGGTTAAAGAAAAAAAATCTACTTTGGAAAAAATAATTAGAAAAGTAGATATTAAAGGTGAACCAGTGCTAACAATAACATTTGATGGTCTTGACTATGTTAGCGTAACTTCAATTGCCCGTAATATGGGTTTAAAAGAAGATAAGCAAAGGAAACTTGTAAAAACTGATCCAATTTTATCTTTTCATTATAAATATTTTTCTGTAAGTCCTAAAGAGACTGAATTAGGGGCGTCTGCTAATGCTGATGAAATAAAGGACGAAAAATTAATTGGTGTTAATTTAGGCAAAAGAACTCAAACACATTTATTTATAGAATATGAATATTTATTTGGATTATTATTTATAACTAGATTATCATCTAAAAAAGAAATTAAACAAAGACAAATCGAGTATAAAAAAGAAGCCTTTAAATTATTACATAATCATTTTAAAGCCAAATTAGAGGGTAATATTCCAGAGTATTGCGGTAAGGCTATAAGAGACAGTAAAGACGAGATTAAGCATATAGCAGTGCTTGAGGAGGATAGTAAAAAAGAAGAGGCCAAGCTAGAAGAGGAAAAATCAGTTATCTTTATGAAAAATAAAGTTTCTACTTTATTAAAAGATAATAAAATTTATATTCAACCTATGGAAATTTGTAGGCATTTAAATCTTAATGAACATTGTCAACGAGAGGTTATTTTTAATGATGAAAAATTAAAATTAAATACATATAAAAATAAGAGTCGTATTTGGTTAGATATTAATTTTATTACTTCGTGGCTTGATATTGTCTATCAGAATAAAGGTGGAAAAAATGGAGGTAAATCGTTAAATAAAGAGGCAATTGACAAAGTAGTAGCTTATCAAACAAATTTAGCTGAAACCGTTCAAAAAGAGTTAGGAATAATTAAAGAATAATAATTATTACAAATTAGGGTTGTTATACTATGTAATAGCACCCCTAATTTACTTTATTTTTAATCTAACAATAAACTTTATTATGGTTGATATGATTATATTTTATTTATAAATAATAAAATATCTTATGATAAAAAGGTATTGAGGCTTAATAAGAATAGTTATCATTATCAAAAAGGTATTGAGGCTTATTAAGAATAGTTATCATTATTATTAAAAACAGGATAGATTTATGGTTAATAATTTAAAAATAAATTATATTACGCAAGATTATATTACATATATAAATTTACATAATGTAATTAAAAATTTGGGTTTAAAAAGTTCAGAATTAAGAAAAATATTAAAAGGTGATGAATTTTTACGATCAAAATCAAAAGTGTATAAAAATCAATTATATTTAAGAGAAAAATATATTTATCATTTTTTAATGTTGATTAGAATAATAACAAATAAAGAAACTAAAAAAGAACATTTTACAAAATTGGAGCAAATGAATGATGTATTATATAATTACTACAACAACGCTTATGGTTTTATACCGGAATATGTTGGGAGTAGGAGAGATATAATAGTAGAAAATATTGTTGATATGGAAAAATTAGACTATTTTCCAAGAAAAATTGATAATAAAGTGTTAAAATTATATCAATATGATAATAAGACTTATATTGATATAGAAGATATTATTAATATTCTTGATATAGGTTTATCAAATGTTAAAAAATGTAATGATTTAATATTAAAAGATAAAATTATGAAGGATTTTTTTATTATAGGACATAGAAATAAACATTTAAATGATAGTGTATTATTATTACAAAGTGAGTTTTTAAAAAATTATTTAAATAATTTAACATTTTTAAAGTTTAAAATAAAAATTAAATCTGATAAATTTATAGAATTAAAAGAAAAAATATTAAAGGAGATAGAAAAATAATAGACTATATTAAAAGAGTTATATATTCTATTGTAGTTAACGGAAAGGCACTTTTTAGAGCGATGAGTATTATTATGATGTAAATTCCCATATATACTAAATTTAATCGCTCTAAAATGCCTTTATTTATTTTCAATCCGCCTGCCATATAATTTATAAGTAAGAAAGGTTATTTTAACATTTTAAAAATGCTTAAATAAAATAAAAATGAGTTTATTAATTATTATGCACGATAAAATTTCGCAAAATGATAAATTTAATATTATAAATATATTAGTTTCAGGTTGCCAGCTTTTGACTAGTGAAGTAACACATAAAACAGATAAATTTAAAACGGAAATTACAATACATAAAAAAATAGATAAAGATAATATTATTTTAGAAAATATGAAAAGAGCATTAGAATTTTATGGTGAAAATATAAATTGTATAAAATTTCATACAAATGAGTTAATAGTATTTACTGGTAAATTATACGATACTGATAAATTATACGATTATGTTGAAGGGTAAAAAGAATGCCATATATAACATATAACGGTGTTATTATTCCTACTATTGTTAAAGAAGATAAAACATTTTTATTTAGAACTGATAAAATAATGAAGGCAATAGGATGTACAACACAACTTGATATATCATCACACATTGAAACAATAGAAGAAGAAGGGGAACAAATTCAATACACAACATTTGATGGCCTTTTCCAAGCTATTTCATTAACTAATAAGGCCTCAATATGTTCTGTATTATATCATTTATATTCTCATATAATTCCTTTATTATTTCCAACGGATGATGATTTATGCGATTATTTATTAGAGTTTCAATTAGGTCGTAGACAAGCAAAGTTACCTATAATTGAAGAACCAGTTGTTGAAGAACCAGTTGTTGAAGAACCAGTTGAAGGAGGAGAGTAAAAATGTTCGAAAATGAATATACATATCCTGAATATAATGAAGTAGTTTACAAAAATGGTGTAATTGGATTTTTAAAAAATAAACATGATGAAATATTTTTTAATATAAAAACTGTTTTGAGAATGCTTGATTTTTCTGATGTAGCTAAAAATATGTGTTCAATTTTGAATGAAGTAAATCCTAAACAGCTTTTTATTCTTATAGAAAATACAATTGACGGTGATTCAGATGACAATTTTAGCGATATTTATGTATCTTATTTAGGTTTATTATCTTTATTAAAAAAACATCCAACAAGAGAAACAATTACATTATTAAGATCATTAAATAATGTTTTATATGATCAAGCCATTGATAATGCTGAAATTTTCAACAACATTTGCCGAGAAAATTCAGAGCCTGAAGGAGTTAAAAAAGTAGTTGAAAAAGATGAAAAAAGAGGATGGTAAAAATGATACCTAATGAAACCGATGAAGAACTAGAAGAAAAAAGTAAAAAAAAAGATAA